TCATTTAAAGGAATTATTAAAGGAACTATGTCTATAAGTGATGCTTTTAGAAATATGTTTAATCGTATTGCAGATCATTACTTAGATATGGCTGCAAGAATGTTAGCAATACAATTTCAAAAAGGAATTATGGGTTTGTTAGGTAATTTATTTACTGGTTTTGGAGGGGGATCTCCAACTCAAGGTGCTAATTTACCTAGTAATCCTGTAGGGTTTAGTGGTTATTCAAGACCTGCTCAAAACACAGTTCTCACTTCAAGAGGAACAAGATTTAGAGCAGCAGGAGGGCCAGTAAAAGGTGGTAGCAGTTACATAGTAGGAGAACGTGGGCCTGAGTTATTTAGTCCAGGTGTATCAGGAATGATTACACCAAATCATGCTCTTGGTGGTTCAACAAATATTGTAGTAAATGTAGATGCTTCTGGTTCTAATGTAGAAGGTGACGAAGAGCAGGGTAAAGAGCTTGGCCGTCTTATATCAGTTGCAGTACAATCTGAAATAATACAGCAACAAAGACCAGGAGGATTACTTGCATAATGGCTACATTTCCTTCAATTAAACCTACTTATGGTCAACAGAAAAGGTCTGCACCTTTAACTCGTACTGTTCGTTTTGCTGATGGTTATGAACATAGAATTTTATTTGGTTTAGCTCAACATCAAAATCCAAAAACTTTTAATTTTACTTTTAATGTTTCAGAAACAGATGCAGATACTATAGAAACATTTTTAGATGCTAGAGCAAATGATAGTGATAGCTTTACTTTCACTCCTCCAGGAGAGAGTTCATCTTCCGAATTTGTTTGCGAAGCATGGAGTAAATCAATACCATATAACAACAGAGCTACGATTCAAGCCACTTTTAGGGAAGTATTTGAACCAGCATCATAATGTCAGTAAATTCAGCAGTATTTAGTAATTTACAATCTATTAATCCATCAGCGATTATTGAATTATTTACTCTTCAGTTATCTACTGCATTACATGGTGCAAATACAATTTATAGATTTCATGCTGGTAGTAATCTTAATGCAAATGGAAAAATAGTATGGGCTACGAATGAATACCTTAGATTTCCTGTACAAGCATCAGGTTTTGCTTTTCAAAAAGGACAGTTACCCAGACCTAGAATATCTATTAGTAATGCTACAGGTTTAATTTCATCAATACTCTTATCTGTAAATGAAACTACAACTGGTAATGATTTAACAGGAGCTACTGTCACAAGAATTAGAACATTAGCTAAATTTATTGATGCTGTTAATTTTGCTGACGGAGTAAATGCAACTGCTGATCCTACTGCTGAGTTTCCGCAAGAGGTATATTCAATAGATCGTAAAGCAACAGAAACTAGAGAGATTGTTGAATTTGAACTTGCTGCACCAACAGATCTTGCTGGAGTTCGTATCCCAGGTCGTCAAGCCACTCGTTCAATCTTTCCTTCTATTGGTACGTTTGTTCAATGAGTTGGAAATATAAAGCACTACTTCATGCTAAACGTGAAGATCCAAAAGAATCTTGTGGTTTATTATTAAATATAAAAGGTAAGGAAAGATATTTTCCTTGTCGTAATCTTTCAATGACAGAGCATCAATGTTTTATTATTGATCCAGAAGATTATGTAAAAGCAGATAATACAGGAGAGATTGTTGGTGTTGTTCATAGCCACCCTATAACACCTCCTACCCCTAGCCAAGCAGATAAAATTAGTTGTGAAGATAGCAATTTACCTTGGTATATTGTTAATCCAAAGACAGAACAATGGGCATATTTAGAACCTTGTGGTTATAAGCCACCTTTATTAGGCCGTCAGTGGGTGTGGGGTATAACAGATTGTTGGAGTTTAATTAGAGATTGGTATAAAGAAGAAAAGAATATTGAACTTAGGGATTGGGAAAGACCTATGACTTTAGAAGAATTTAATAATAAACCTATGTTTGAAGATTGTGCTTGGCGAACTAATTTTAGAGAACTTAGACCAGAGGAAAAATTACAAGATGGAGATGTTTTATTGATGAGTATTTTGCATCCAACTTTAAATCATGTAGCATTATTTTTTGAAGGTGATGTTATTCATCATTTGACCGATAGACTATCTTGTAGAGAGCCTTACTCTGAATGGTTGCTAAAATGTACAGGAAAGAGGTATCGCTATGCTTCGTAAATTAAAGTTATATGGACAATTAGCAGAATTTATCGGACATAAAGAGTTCGAGATAAAAGTTAATAGTGTTTCTCAGGCTGTAAGTTTTTTAATACATAATTTTCCAGAAGTAGAGCGTTTCATGGGTCCAAAATATTATCAGGTAAAAGTAGGTGATTATGATATTGATAAAAATGAATTAGCATATCCTGTTGGACAAGAAGATATACATTTTATTCCAGTTATAAGTGGTGCTGGTAGAGGAATGGGAAAAGTATTGTTAGGTGCTGCATTGATAGGAGCAGCTTTTTTAAATCCAGCGTTAGGACTTAGTTCTTTTGCTAAAACTCAAGTGGGGTCGGCAGTTGCATTTGGTAAACTAGGATTTTTAACTAAAGCAGCAGTATATGTTGGTGCTTCTTTAGTATTGCAAGGAGTTTCTGATTTATTATTTCCATTACCAGAACCACAAAAATTTAATTCAGAAGAAGATCCACAATTATCTTTTAGTTTTAGTGGAGTGCAAAACACATCAAGAGCAGGTACTCCTGTTCCAATAGTTTATGGTGAAATATTTACAGGAAGTGTTGTAATAAGTGCAGCGATTGACACTAATCAGGTAGAAGCATGACAGACGAAACTAAAATTATTAGAGGATCTGGAGGTCCACCAAAACCACCCCCACCTCCTTATCGTGCTCCTGATACTTTACATAGTAGGAGTTTTGCTACTGTTCAAGATTTGATATCTGAAGGAGAAATAGAAGGTTTTGCAAGTGCATCAAAAGAAGGACTTACAAAAGGAACTACAGCTTATGACAATGCAAGTTTGAAAGATGTTTTTCTTGATGACACTCCAATATTAAATTCAACAGCTACAAGTGCTAGTCCTGTTGATACCGACTTTAACTTTCAAGATGTAACCTTTAAATCTAAGTTTGGAACGTCAAACCAAACTGCAATGAGTGGGATTCCTGCTGAAAGTAGATCACCTACTGCTGTTGGAGTTACTGTAACTACTTCTGCTCCTGTAACTAGACAAGTTACTAATACAGATGTAGATGCAATTATTGTTACTTTAACTTGGCCTCAAATACAGGTAGCTGAAGATGATGGAGATATAAGAGGAGATACTGTCGAATATAAAATACAAGTTCAATATAACTCTGGTGGATATACAGATGTCATAAGTACCTCTGTTAGCGGTAGAACAGCAGATGCTTATGCCAGAGATCATAGGATAAATGTTACGGGTGCTTTTCCTGTTGATGTAAGAGTAGTTCGAGTTACGGCTGATAGTACAGAAGCTAATAGAGTCAATGCTTTTCAATTTACTAGCCTTCAAGAAGTTATAGATAACAGTTCAACCTATGCCAACAGTGCTTATGTTGCTCTTCGTTTAGATAGTAAACAATTTAATCGAATACCTACAAGAAAATATCGTATCAGAGGAGTAAAAGTAAGAATACCAGGAGCAGGTGCATCTAGTTCTGGCACTCCCACTGTGGACAATGCTACGGGCAGGATAGTTTATCCAAGTGGTTACATATTTAATGGAGTTATGGGTGCTGCTGTTTATACCAACTGTCCTGCGATGTGTTTACTTGATTTGCTCACGAATACTAGGTATGGTCTGGGAAATCATGTTACTGATAGTAATTTAGATTTATTTAGTTTTGTAGCTGCCAGTAAATATGCAAATGAAGAGGTAGATGATGGGACAGGATCAGGTGCAAAAGAAGCTAGATTTAGTTGCAATGTAAATATCCAAAGTCCAAAAGAAGCATTTGCAGCAATAAATGATTTAGCAGGTGTTATGAGGTGTATGCCAATATGGTCTGCTGGTTCTGTAACTATATCTCAAGACAAACCAACTACAGCAAGTTATTTATTTAATTTAGCTAATGTTGGAGAGGCAGGATTTACATATCAAGGTAGCAGTTTAAAACAACGTCATTCTGTTGTTTCTGTCAGTTATTTCAACATGGATTCAAAAGAAGTTGATTTTGAAGTAGTAGAAGATGCAACAGCAATATCTAAATTTGGAACGATAGTAAAACAGGTAAAAGCATTTGCTTGTACATCTCGTAATCAAGCTGCAAGATTAGGCCGTGCAATACTCTTTGCTGAACAAAATGAAAGTGAAACAGTTACATTTTCAACTTCAATAGATGCAGGTATTGTTGTTAGACCTGGATCTGTTATTGAAATAAACGATCCAGTAAGAGCAGGAGCTAGAAGAGGTGGTCGTGTTGTAGCTGCAACTACCACAACTATTACTATTGATGCACTTGAACAAACAGGATTACCAGTGCTTAATGACAATCCAACAATAAGCGTAATTCTTCCTGATGGAACAGTAGAGATAGGTTCAATATCCGATTTTACAGGTGCAGTTCTTACAGTTAACAGTGTTACAAAACCTGATGGCACAACTGCTTCTGCTTTTACTTCCGCACCAAATGTAAACTCACCTTATCTAATATCCAGTACAACTTTGCAAACTCAGTTGTTTAGAGTTATTCAAGTTGCGGAAGAAGATGATATAAATTACACAATTTCAGCTTTATCTTATGTAGAAGGTAAATATGCGTTTATTGAAGATGGAACTGCACTACCTACAAGAACAATATCAGTATTAAATGCTCCTGCATCTCCTCCTAGTAACTTAACAGTATCAGAACAGACAGTGGTTATAAATAGTATTGCTAGAAGTAAACTTATTGTGGATTGGCAACCACAAGTAGGTGTTACGCAATATCTTGTTAATTACAAATTAGAAAACGGAAACTATACTTCTCAAGTTGTATTCAGTAGTGACTTTGAACTTTTGGATACTGTAAAAGGAACTTATACAATTCAAGTATTTTCATATAACGCAAGAGGAGAAATATCTTCAAACTTTACTGAAACTACATTTGTAGCTCAAGGTAAGACAGCATTACCAGAAGATGTTTCTGGACTTACTATTGAGCCTATTAATGAACAGTTTGTAAGACTAAGATTTACACAGGCAACTGCTATAGATGTTTTACATGGTGGTCGTGTTTATGTAAGGCATACAAATCAGACAGGTGGTGCAGCTACATTTCAATCCGCACAAGATGTAATCGAGGCTGTAGCTGGTAATACAACAGAAGTTATTGCTCCTGCTTTGGCTGGAACTTATCTTCTTAAATTTCAAGACGATGGCGGTAGATTCAGTGCAAATGCAGCAAGTGTAGCTTTATCTATCGTTGATATTTTAGATTCTATTACTGTCAAAACTGATAGAGAAGATACTGATTCAACACCATATAACGGAACAAAATCTAATCTTACTTTTGACTCTACTCTTGGTGGGTTAAAACTTACAGATCCAACTGCAAATGCTAGTGGCACTTATGATTTTGTAGATACTCTTGATCTTGGTGGTACATTCTCACTTGTCTTAAAAAGACATTTTCAAGGAGTTGGTTTTTATACAGGAGATCAGTTTGATAACAGAACAGACAATATAGATACTTGGACGGACTTTGATGGAACTATTGCTAATGATGTAAACGCAAAGATGGCTGTACGAACCACAACCGATAATCCTTCAAGTTCTCCAACATATACATCTTTCAATGATTTTGCTAATGGAACATTTAAAGGCAGGGGATTTCAGTTCAGAATTACTATAGATACAGCAGATACAGCACAAAATATGAATCTTCAACAGGCAGGTTACACAGCAACAATGCCATCAAGAACTGAACAATCATCTGTTATAGCATCTGGAGCAGGAGCAAGAGCGGTTACATTTACAGCACCATTTTTCGTTGGAACATCTGCATTAGGTAACTTAAATAGTTTTTTACCTTCTGTTAATATCTCTCCACAGAATATGGCATCAGGTGATTACTTTGAACTTAGCAGCATATCTGGAACTGGCTTTACAGTTCACTTTAAAAACTCAAGTAATGCTAGTATTGATAGGAACTTTACCTACAGTGCTGTTGGTTTTGGCAAAGGAGGTTAACATGGAGGAAAATAGTATTTAATTGTGGCTGACGTAACTAATTACACTATTGAAAATGCTTCTGGAGCCAACGTAAGAACTGATCTTAATAATGTTTTTGCTGCTATCCAATCAAGTAATTCAAAATCTACTGATTTAGCTTCAAGTCAATGCGTAGCTGGTATGCCATTTCTTAATACCACTACAAACATTTTAAAGATAAGAAACTCAAGTAATGGTGCTTTTACAGAGATAGGCAATATAGATCAAGCTAATTTAGGTTTATTGTCTAAGGCTGGCGGTACTATGACAGGTGCTTTTCTTGCTGATGATGCTGGAAATGCTTCTGCTCCTGCAATAAGTTTTGATACAGATACAGATTTGGGATTATTTAGAAAATCTGCAAATGTAATGGGATTTTCTTCCAGTGGAACAGAACGCATGATATTTGATGCTAATGGATTGACGCTCCAAGCTCAAAATGATCTTAGGTTTGCTGATGCTGATAGTAGTCATTATGTTGGGTTTCAAGCACCAGCTACAGTTTCTTCTAGTCTTACTTGGACATTACCCTCTGCTGACGCTGCTGTCGCTGGCTATGCACTTGTATCTGACGCATCTGGTACGTTAAGTTGGGCTGCTGCTGGAGCAGGTGCAGTTGGTGGAGGCGGTAATGAAATATTCTGGGAAAATGACCAAACTGTTACGCAGAACTATACAATTACGAATGGTAAGAACGCTGGCAGTTTTGGACCGATAGAAATTCAAAGTGGAGCTACTGTTACTGTTGGTGCAGGAGAAACATGGACTATAGTATAAAAATGTATATAATAAACTTAAGTAAAAACATGGAGGGTCGTAAGTAAATAATGGCTGTAGTTATAAACGGAAATGGAGCAGTAACAGGACTTACAGCCTTGCCAGATTCAGCTATGGCAGAGGGTTCTATAATTCAAGTTGTTCAATCTTCAGCTACCTCAAAAGTTTCAAACACTACAACGACATTTGTAGATAGCGGTTTAAGTGGAACAATTACACCTAGTTCTACTTCAAGTAAAATTTTAGTTTTTATTGTTCATTCCGTAAATTTGAAACAGTCAACTGCTAATGGAGGAGGATTTCAAATTTTAAGAGGGTCAACAGTTATACAAGAAGCAGCACCCATAGATAGTCTTAGTAGACCAATTCAAATTTATTTTGGAAATCTTGCTAGTAGCATGGATTTCTATTTTCACCACCCTATACAAGTACTTGATTCACCTTCAACAACTTCAGCAACAACTTATAAAACACAAATGAGACTTGCTATAAGTGGCAACAGTAGAGAAATTCAAGCTCAACCTCAAACAGACGGTTCGACTGATGGTATATCTCGTATGACTTTATTTGAGGTATCAGCATGATTTTAGATCACGACGCAATAAGAAAAGCATATCCAGAAGTAGGGTACATTAATGACGCTACAGGTGCATTTAAGGAAGATGGTACGCAAGTAAGTCTCGACCAAAGCAAGATCGACAGTGCAAGAGCAACACTAGATGCTGAAGCGGTTGCAAACAAGTATAAGACCGACAGAACAACTGATGGCTCTACTGTTTACGCTTCTTTTGGAGATCAACTTGATATGTTGTACAAGGATATAGTCGCAGGTAAACTAGATACAACTGGAACGTGGGCGACCCACATCAAAGCCGTCAAAGAGGCTAATCCAAAACCATGAGTCAAATCAAACTAAAACATAGCGGTGGAAATGGTGTAATAATAGCTGCACCTAGTTCAAACCCTGCGTCAGACAGAACAATTACATTACCTAGTGATGCAGATGGAACGCTTGCAAGAACATCTGATGTTGCATTTAAAAGCGTTGCAATAATAGCGGATCAAAAAAGTTCTGGAACAGGTGGAGGTACTTTTACGGCAGGCTCATTTCAACAAAGAGATTTAAATACAGTTTTATATGACCCAGATAGCATTGTTAGTATTGCAAGTAATGATTTTACGTTACAGGCAGGATCGTATTTTGTAAGAGCGTCAGCACCTGCTTTTGCAGTTAACGCAAATATGTGTTTATTACGAAATCATACTGACAGTGTAAATATTCGTACAGGAAGTTCTGAAGATGCACAACACTCACAAACAAGATCAGTTGTAAGTGCTAGATTTACAATCACTAGTGCAAAAGCATTACGAATAACTCATAAATGTGAAACAACAATATCTTCAACTGGTTTTGGTTCACCAAGTAGCTTTACAACAGAAACATATACAATAGTAGAAATATTTAAGGAGCCATAAATGACAATTAATTCTAATACTGATATACATTTAGCGATTGAGCAATTAGGTTTAAATGCAAACGAATATAGCCTAAATCAATCTGTACCACCTCATAAAATTATTGAATGGAGTTCAGATAATAAAGATTCACAACCCACAGATGATGAATTAAACACAGCTTACACAGCTTGGGTAAATGCAAACGATTACAGAGAAAAAAGAAAAATATCATATCCAAGTATTCAAGAACAACTTGATATGCAATATTGGGATAGCGTCAATGGTACAACTACATGGAAAGATGCTATTGCTAAAGTAAAAACAGACAATCCAAAGCCTAGTTAATTATGTCAGAACTCAAAGTCAACAGTATAAAAGGAACAGGAGCTAGTACGGCAGCTATCACGATTGATAGTTCTTCTGGTGGTTGTACTGCCAATATTACTAATAACCTCACTAATAGAAACAAAATAATAAATGGTGCAATGTTGATAGCTCAACGTGGTACGTCATCTACATCTACTGGTTATCAAACTGTGGATAGACTTTCAACTTATCATGGAAATACAGATGAAGCACCTACATATTCTCAAGCTGATGTTGCGGCTGGAACTACACCATACTCTTTAGGATTTAGAAAGTCTTTTAAAATAACTAATGGAAATCAAACGAGTGGTGCTGGTGCAAGTGATGAAATTCAAGTTGATTATGCTGTAGAAGCACAAGATTTAGCTAATAGTGGCTGGGATTATACTTCAGCATCTAGTTTTATAACTTTGTCATATTGGGTTAAATCAAGTGTTGCTCAAGAATTTAAAGGACATATTTTAACTAAAGATGGTACTCAATATAACTTTCCTTATTCATTAGGTAGTTTGTCTGCGAATACTTGGACTAAAGTTACTAAAACAATTCAGGGCAATCCTAATTTACAAATTGATAATAATAACGGTAGCGGATTACAGATAAATCTTTTTAATCAAATGGGAACTGCCTTAACAGGAAGTGTTACAGAGGATACTTGGGCTCCATTTAGTGCTAGTACAAGAACACAAGACCAAACATTAACATGGTACACAACAAATGATGCAACCTTTGAAATTACGGGAGTTCAGCTTGAGGTGGGCAGCGTTGCAACAGATTTTGAGCATAGGTCATTTGGTCAGGAGCTTGCTTTATGTCAAAGATATTTTTATAAATATGATATTGGAGGAATACAAATGAATTTAAATAGAACAGGTGGAAGAAGAACAGCAAATGTATATTTCCCAACTACTATGAGAGACAATCCTTCAGTAACAATTACCACTCAGTTTGATGATGGAGGTGCAACAATAGAAGCAGATAATATAAGAACTTATGGTTTTATATTTAAACAAGCATCATCTAGTGCAAGTAATGATGCACCTAATGTCAGCGTATTTACGGCATCTGCGGAGCTTTAATTATGTACAAAAAAATTAAAAATGATCTTACAGGTTTAGACAAAACCGACATGATATTAAAAATTAAAGATAATTCTGGTAACACTATTCCCACAATGTATATACCAGTTAGTGAATCAAACATTGACTACCAAGAGTACCTTGAGTGGGTAGCTAAAGGTAATACTGCGGAGGCATCAGATTAATGGCAATAGCACCTGGAACATATAACATGACCGTTCAAAGAAGGTCAGATCACAGTGTTCCTATTGTGCTGAAAGATAACTCTGGAACGGCAATAAATTTAACAGGCTACACAGTAGCAGCACAGGTATGGGATGAATCACGTTCCACAAAATATGCAGATTGGGCTGTTACTTATACAGATAGAGCAGCAGGATCTTTTTCTATAGCGTTAACAGACACCCAAACAGCTACATTTACTCCAGAAATATTAGCTTACGATGTGTTATTAGTTGATGGATCTGGCCTCAAAGAATATTATTTAGAGGGTAAGATATTTATGAGTGAGGGCTACACAACCACATGAGTCAGGTCAACATTACAACCACTAAAAATACCGTTACTGTTAACGGTGAGACAAGGGTTGT